CACGAGTAGTATCAATATTAAAAACCATGAACATACACATACAATGTCACCTAATACAATGTCACCTACGAATGTACCAGAACGTCATGAAGGCCGAGACGGTAAAGATGGTAAAGATGGTAAAGAGTATACATTTGGACTTAGACTACCGGATCCGGATATGAATCAATATATTTTGAAATCACAAATTGTTCCACCGGTATGTCCGGCATGTCCTTCGTGTAATAACAATTCATGTGCCTCATGTCAAGCAGTCACTACCATGGCACCCATCATCGGTGGTAGTGGGTCTAATTCTCTTTCTAGTTTAATTGCCAATTCATATACGGTTGGTCAAAACCAACCCACTGAAAATGTAAGTGGTCCAAATTGGGCAGAAGCAACCACTACTATGGTAACAGGAGCGGAAGGAACGGTAGGAAATGTATTGGATACAGCGATTGGTGGAACGGCATTGTTAGGTTTGGGTGCGATTGGTGGAGTTACTTCCTTGGGTACTGCGGTAGCTGATGATGTGACTAAATTAGGAACGGGAGTAGTGGGTGATGTTGCGGATGTTGCGGATAACATTGTGAGTAGTGTAAAAGATATCATTAACAATGCGATGGACGATTTGACCAATAGACAAAACATTCCTGAGGGTACAGCAGCATATGATTCAACACAAGGTGAAACAGGATACACTAATGAAGACGAAGAAGAACAGAAATGTAAAAAACGTGCTAAATCTCGTCATACATCCACTCCTACACCGGTAGGTGCTGCATGTACGGCAGCAAATTTACCCGGTGAATATAAAATGGCTACCGGCCCGGGTCTTAATAATTATTATGGCGCATTGGCCAATCGTAATGCGTCCAATTTTATGCCAGTAACCAGTGATTTCAGTAAATTTGGGCGTTAAAAAAACCTAAAGATTATGTAATTATGATACAACAGTCTATTCTTTTGTATTATAAATGTTTCGTAAAAATACTACAGATCCATTATCATCCGTTTATAATCACATATTACAACGTGATTCTATTGTTCAAGAAATTACCGAAATATTGCAGTCATTTGATGAAAAATGTCGTACAATTACCTTTAAAAAGGGAATTTATATATACGGGTCTCCAGGGTGTGGTAAAACGCAATTTATTTGTCAATTGTTGGAATCGTTGAATTATGATGTAATTAAATATGACGCGGGTGATGTACGTAACAAGGCTCTGATAGATACAATTACATGTAACAATGTGTCTAATCGCAATGTTCTTTCTATGATGAATCGTAAACAAAAACCCATAGCGATTGTTATGGACGAAATTGATGAAATGAACAATGGTGATAAACGTGGTATCACTTCTCTTATCAAACTTATTCGTCAAAAGAAAACGAAAAAACAAAAAATGGAACAAGTGACTCTAAATCCCATCATTTGTATTGGAAACTACTATGTAGATAAAAAAATGAAGGAATTGAAAAAAGTATGCAATGTATTTGAACTCAAAACTCCAACTCGTCCACAAATGTCTTCTATTTTGGATATTATTATTACAAATGCATCAATCTCATTGCCAGCGCCATCCATGTCTACAGAAATCAAAGAAACCATTCTGAATTTTGTTCAGGGTGACATGCGTAAATTGGTATTTATACAAAACATACTACGTACTCGTCCACAATTTTTGGAAGACCGTTCTATTTTGGAAAATATTTTTCAGATCAAAACGTACAACGATGATGCCAAAAAAATAACACATCGTCTTTTGAATGAATACGTTCCATTAGAACAACATAATCAAATATTAAATGAAACAGACCGTACCATCATTTCTCTTCTTTATCATGAAAATATTATAGACCCCCTATGGTCAGAAGGACAACGTCCTCCGCACAGTGACCTTCGGTCACCTAATACAACTAACCTCATAGGTGGCAAAGCCACCGGAGAAGTTACTCCCAGTGAAAAAATTGTGTTTTATAATCAATTCTTGGATAATCTTTGTTTTGCGGATTATATTGATCGTGTTACTTTCCAAAATCAAATTTGGATTTTTAATGAAATGAGTTCTATGATCAAAACATTTTATAACAATTGGTTATATCATCATCATTTTCCACATAAAACCGGTTTTTTTCAACCATCAGAGGTTCGTTTTACCAAAGTATTAACAAAATATTCCACAGAATACAACAATCAATTGTTTTTATACAACATGTGTCAAGAATTGGATATGGATAAAAAAGATGTGGTAGCCTTTTTTCAAGAATTACGTATTTTACTCGGAGGTTTAACTTCCAATGTTGTATATGATTATTTGGACGATTTGTTTCAATCTACCGATGTTACACGATTGGATATCAAACGAATGTATCGGTTTTTAGACAAAAATAGTGATACATTTGATTTGATTGGTGGTAAAAAACTAACAGCAGCATCTTTACCTCATATGGAAGAAGATATGAACGAAGATGACGGTATGGAAAATAATGATTATGCTGACCACTAACTACGAAGTTTACATATTCCTCTGGACTCCACGCTATTGCGAAGCAGCAGAGTCGTCCTTCAGAATATGCGTGGATGTCTCCACTACGTTACCGACATCCCTACGAAACTCTTCCGTCCATTCGGAACGAAGGACGTACGAGTTTTCGTCTCATCATCAAGTTATATGTTTTTCTTGACGTTTTTCTTGACGTTTTTCTTGACGTTTTTCTTGACTTTCCTCCTGACCATTTTTGTTTATTAGGACTAGAATATGTATTCATGTTTATAGGGCTATATGACTTATCTGTAGAAAGGGACATAAATTGTTGGTTTGGTGGAGATGGAGTGGATGCATATGACGTATTTCTTTTTTTACGACCACGTTCTAACTTTGGAGGAGATTTGGTTTTTCTAGTAGTGAATAATTCTTCATGACGTATCTTGTCTTGATTTTTACATATAACATATTCTGTATGAAATTTACCTCCCATATCAGTGTTTGCCTCTCTCAATATATAACCGTCATAATCACTATTACATAAATAGGAAGCTAAAGTTCTGTCGGCAGTTCCGTCAGAATTACGTATTCCAATTTCAGGCTTGTCTGGATGATATCCATAGTTATTAGTCAATATATTTTTAATATTTTCAGGTGCATCATTGTACAAAGCATTCATAGTTTCGTAGTTCAATAAAACCAGTTTAAAATTTTGTTCAGTAATAAATTTTGATACTTGTCCATACAGTTCAGCCTCTTCTTTGGTTAACGCAAAAAATGTAGGTTGATTTATGTCGTGTCTATATTGTGTAATATTTTTTCCTATTTTTTCACCTTTGTACAAAGTAGTCCCGCTAGGAATAATTTCGGTTTGTATGGACATGTACCAAGAAATTTACAATAGAATTTATATACATTCTTGACATTTTAGAGCAGAGGGACGAAGTCCTTCAACAACTAAATTCAAAGGTGACAAAGTCACCGGAGAATTTTGACCATTTTTATTCGTCATCCATGATAATATAGTCGTTAATAAATAAAACACGGTCGTTGGGAGTCATTTTTGCCAATAAAACTCGTTGTTTTGTATCTATATTATCACCACATAAACGAAATAATAGTTTAGAAATATTCCATATTTTTGTAAAACCATATGTTTCTCTGTAATATTTGATTAAATCACTCATCAAAATATGTTGATTCAACATCGTAAAATAATATTCTTCAATGATTTGTTGGTCACTCGTGATTGTGCGTATATCCAAGAGAAGATTTTCTGGTTTTGTTAGATAAATATAGGGGGCAATATGATTTATAATTACATCTTGTGGTAACATTTGAAATAATTCTTCTAATGATTTTTCTTCATATTCCTCTGGACTCCACGCTTCGCAGAGTCGTCCTTCTGAATATGCGTGGTTATCCTCCACTCTGTTACGGATACCACATCCACACTTGGCTTTCATTGTAATATAAAATACAAAATATTACAATGACAAAATTCAATTTTGTAAGAGGGCTTCCGTTCCGAGTAGCCTTCGCACAGGAACCTTCGGTTCCTCAGAACCACCGAAGGTGGTTCAAGGTTGCGAGCGGAGCTCGCTGACCCTAATACAACTAAATTCAAAGGTGACAAAGTCACCGGAGAATTTTATTTACGACATTATCACCAAAAAATCTCCACTACTTTAGTACCGACCCGAATATTCCGGCACTTTATGTAAGGGAGGTTTTAAAGGAACCGTAGGTTCCTTTAGTCAGAGGGCTTTCAGCCCTCAACAACTAACTCCATAGATTACCTACGGTCATCTATGGAGTTTTGGAGGCATATAACCACCCGCTCGTACACGAGTCAATGCATCATTACGACTGTTCTTTTCAGTTTCATTTTTGACGGGTCCACTTTTGGGTTGCGACAATTTGTATTCTCGTAGTGCATTATTTTTTAGTCGTTCTACGCGTGAAGAAGAGGATTGGTCACCAAATAAAGTGGATTTGTTCATAGATTGTGTTGTACCAAGACCCATGGTAGTACTTGGTGACCCGTTATTAAAAAAAAAATTAGGTTGCCAATTCATGATCCTATACAACTTCTATGAGAAATAATTCAAAATGGATTTCATTCCCATTTTGTTGTTCTGTATTTCGGTCAAATATGGCTGGAACAACAAGGTTTTTACTTTCGTAGAACAATATTTTTCACGTTTTTTCATATATATTTCTATGGAATCTCCGTATTCTTTTTCTATGGTAGCAATTTCACGTTTGATGACACGAATCGTGGGTAACAGTTTTTTAAAGGTACAAATCGGTTCTAAAGCCAGTCCGAACAACTGTTGCAATGGTTTCATCAATTGATTGGTAATATAGAAACTATAATCTATAGGAATTTGATTTTGGAGAATGAATTCGGGGGTCTCTATTTTTTCTCCCTGCAATGCTTTACTGTCTTTATGTACCACGTGAACAAATTTCATGCGGTCTCCTGGTTTGGGTTTGTTACCAGGGTCACGTTGATTGATACGTTCAGCCAATACTGCGTGTGCAATTTGCTGTGGGTTTTTATAATGTCCTCGCAACGCTTTGGTAATCATTAATTTTTCCATTGGTACTTTTCCATGAATTAAATCTTGCAAGGATTTGTCTAAAAATTCTACTGCTTGTTGTATATTCGTACGTTCAGAGGGCATATTGCCTTCAACAACTAAATTCAAAGGTGACGAAGACGCCTGAGAATTTTGGTCAATTAAGGGAGGTTTAAAAGGAACCGTAGGTTCCTTTTGCATTAATATGTTCAAGATTCCACCGTAGGTATCTTTCAAATAATCGCACGAATCACGTCGTTTCAAAGACAATCCCATATATTTCATTTTACCCTTGTTCGGATTGGTTTCATACAACATTCCCACATAACGTTTTTTAGATAACAAGATAAACGGCATCATTGTTTTTTCGTACGACAATTCCATCGGAGATTTCAAGAATTGAGTACATAATTTGGCAGCGTCTTGTGCAATTTCTATCGTAATTTCCAAAGCACGTTTACCACGAATGTCTTCCAAATTTTTTGTCGGGTCTTTCAAATTAAAGGTGAAGAATACGGAATCTGTATTGTGTACAATCATGTTCCCAATTCCTGCCGCAAAATGATGATTGACGGTAGTTAAATCATATACATAATGATTACCATAGTATGGCAATATTTCTATTTTTTGTATCGTGGAATCAATATAGTCTTCGTATAAATTTTCGTAGGCGTGCAAAGTGATACTATTGGTAATGGTATCAGATTCTATTTCTACAATATAACCCAATTCATGCATAGCAAAATAATATTCTGAAATTTCTACCATCGTATCTCTTTGGTTGTTAAAGGTATAGGATCCAGCTTTGAGAAATTCCCGATTACTTAGTCGCATAATGTTCTCCGATACAGATTCACCGTCTTGAATCACAATGTTGTGATGTAACAATTTCGTAGTAAGTTTGATGTCTTTGGGTGAAATCGGTACACCCATATTTGTTAACAGCGAATGGTCATCTGTTACATCTACCATGGCCGTATTGGTAGTAATACGTATCATTCTTTTATGAGGTGCCAAATGATGACGAATGACGCGTTGTATAGGTGTCCAACCGTGTTCTGTCCAACTATCTACCGGTATCAGATTGAGTTCACAATATTCCTTGGTAGACGATGGGTCCGAATCCCTTTTCCAACGATTTAATCCGTAGATTCGGGCGATTTCTTCAATTGTATAAATCATAATGTATTGTCCTACCCGAATGGTAATGGGTGTATAGTAGGCGACTGAATCTCCATAAACATATTCTGCACAACATTTCACCGTACCTTGGGTTTCTGTGGTAAATTCCAAATCTCCGTATACTTCTTCAATAATTCGTTTGGCATAGATAATCATCTGACGTCCGGTTGCGGTAGTGGATGCGGCCACATCTTTTTCGTAGAAAGTAGATGTTTTTGCACCACATTGACCGTACAAGGAATTGGCGGTTACCTTGTAACCGAGTTGACGTTTGTCCAAAATGTTTTGCATAAAGGGGTCTTTTTCAGTTTTGATCATTTTGCGTGTATTGGAACGAGCTTGCAACAATTCTTCCAAAATGGCCGGCATGATGGATTTTTGATGGTCAGGTAATTGTACCCATCTACATATTTTTTTACCTACTTTTTGTTTTACGGCTTGTGCGGATGGTTTTTCTGGATTACGACGCCACTGAAAGGTATCAAATTCCACATCAATGTATTTGTAGTCCAAATGTTCCAGATTATCATACCGAGAATCTCCCGTTTCACGAATCAGGTTCCCTTTCAGGTCGTATTCTTTTGTCCATACTTTGCTGTCTGGTGAAAGATTGTTACTAATCATGGAAGATGGATATAGGGAAGCATAATCCAAACAGGCAACAGGATTGTCCATATACATGGAACATTTGGGTGGTAATACAATGGCTCCTTCGTATCCGTCGGCAAATTCCGTTTTTTCCAAATCCGGCATCAATGTTTTTTTTTCACGGCATTTTTTGGATACATAACTGGTTAATTTGATTCCTTGTCCACGAAATACTAGAAACGAAATCGGCACACTACAAATACGAGACATTTCTACGTAACCCGTAATTACATCAATCTTATTCAAAAGATGATGAACTAAATTGCAATCCTGAATACAGTATTTGGCCACTTTGGCACGGTCACTTGCACTACCATTCGTTAAACGGAAAATATCCTGTGGCGATACATCATCTTTGGTCATACACCACGTTAAATTCTTATTTTGTCCCTGCAGAATCGTTACATCTTCTTTGATACATATCACATTTTTTGCATTATGTTCGTCCGTACGATACAAGTCGGTTACTTGAAATTTATATCCGTCACGGAAATAATCGCTCGTAAAACTAGTTGTTTCTAAGTGTACATAATCACCCACATGTAATCCGGTAACATTGTTGGTATATAATTCTGTATGTGTTTCTGTGCATTGAACCCATACAATATCATCGCGAATAAATTGACCGGCCACATCATCCAATTTATACGAAGACAAATTGAAATCGCGACGAAAATACGTATACAAATCTATTTGTAATCTTCCGGACATAGTTGGATACCGTAAATCATATTCACCCGTTGCCAGAATAATTTTGGTATTTTCCAATTTATATTCATCTGTTCCTACCATTTTTTGAACAGTCTCTCGTTTTCGTGACAATTGAAGAAATTCTTCAATACATCCGGTTTCTTGTGCACGAACAAACATGAATTGATAATCAAAACCAAATATATTGTATCCAATAATAATATCAGGATTTTCCGTTTGGATGAGTTCCGTCCATTGTTTCAACAAGTCTTCTTCTTCGGTCACGGTTTCAATCACGGTACCTGGTACAGGGTCACAAGTATTTAATACCAAACAGTGATTTAAATAGGGTTCTGAATCTCCATATTTCATAAAGGTGGAACCAATAAAAGTGACCTTGTCACCTTCCAATTCAGGAAATCCGTGTTCATAAAATCCAAAGGCATCATTGATCATGTTTATTTTGTCTTCACGAGAATATTTGTCCTGTTCCAACATTTCCATTAAAGTGATACCAGTTATCGTGCGTGTTTTCGTATTCTGATTTGTTTTTTTTTTTGTAACAGCATCAGATGCCTCCACTACGTTCACGGCATCATCCCCTAATGCTACCGTTCTACGAACGTCCACATTAGGGTCTTCTGAATCTTCACCGTCGTCTTCTTCTTCCATCATATCTGTCGGTTCTTCTCCTTCTTCTTCCTCAACATCTGCGGCCTCTTCAGAAATACCATTTCCTATTTTTTCAAAGATATTTTCTATGGACTGTGCGGACATTTCTGCCGAATTCATAATACGATTTCCTTCAGAATCCATACAAATATGTGCCAACCATCGTGGAATCAATTCTTCTTCTATTTTTTGTCGGGTAGGTGGTATTCCTTTCGGATACACCAAATCAATGTCCGAAAATTTACCGTAGCCAAAGGCGGCCAGAATAATACGATGAATGAGTTGTTTTTGTCGGGATTTATCCACAATACCTTGACCGGAAGGAGTAAACGCCATCTGACCTAATTGTTTATGAACTACATCCACCAATTGGGTAGACAATCGTTTGTATGTTTTTTTAGGAAGAGGAAAATCCCCATGACTACTGGATGCTTCAATATCAAAACTACATATTTTGTAAGGAACTCGTGTTTCCTTTTGTGGTTGAGGTCGGAGATCACGTACGCTACAGCGAAATTCATAATGACCCTTTGTCAAATGATCACTTATCATGGTAGATTGAGGAACAAATACCCAACCTGAAGGCGATACATTGTAGATGTGAAAATAACGTAACAAAGGTGGTAATTTGCTCTCATACAATTCTAATTTGCATTTTTGAGAGTAAAGAGGACACAATTTACGTATGGGTTTTTCGTTTTCATTGGCAGAGTATATTGTCTTATACCAAAAATTACGAACACGCATCATGGATGCTGAATTTTGAAATGTTAATTGTACAAATTTAGATTTTTTTCCGGCAGTAAACCCATACAATTTATTGTATTCAACCAATTCAACATTAAGTAGAGAAGATTTTGCACGCTTACCTCCTCCTAATTTAGACAATAATTCGTCGCGAAATATATCACAGTGACGTTGTGTCCAGTGGTCATCTACCAACACAAAGAAGAATGGGTGAAAATCTTGAACTAAAATGGAAAATGTTTCTCCCTGTTCGTTAATCCCATACATCTGTATGACGAATTTTGTGACAGGGTTGGTACGTTTTTGATCAATGGATTGTAAATCATCCTCAGAGGAGGAGGAATCTGTTGCCAAGGTTTCGTCATAAACATGAAAATCCAACAATCTTACGGATTTTCCTTTGATGGTTCTATGTATAGTTTTTTTCATCATACTGTGATTTGTCATAATATCATACGTTGTATCTAATTGGATTGTGATTTACCTGACTATTGTAGATATTTTTTTTCAATTTTTTTCACTTTTTCGGTCTCTTCTGACGGTAGCTTCGGAACAAAATATCAATATATGATAAATAATCTCTTAATACAACATTCAAACGTGTTGAATTGATGGAATACAACTCCGATGCATCTATTTTGTTTACATCAAATACTTCTACACCAGAAAAAAAAGTACAATATCTTTCCACCTACAAAGAAGCCGGACTTTTTGCAAAAAAACAGTGGATTTTACCTGATTGGTTTGTTCGTATTTTGAAATGGCTATCACCATTAATATTCATTGCACTAATTGTTCCCATTATTCTGACAATATCGCGGATGAAACGTGCCTATTTTTTGCCGAAAATAATAGGTATTTTCATTTTAGCCATATTTTTTGCAGATTTAACCAGTGCAATCGCACATGTAACTTTTGTGGATAATGCTTATTCCAGTGATATATTTCGTACCGATGAGAATGACTATATGATTGTACCCGTTTTGTACGGATATTCTTCCTGTCATCATTATTTTCCTTCCAATTGGAAGAATGTTGACGATACAACGTCTTGGCTAACCATGTCTTTTTTTGTGTTGTTTTTTGTGTATTTTGTGATAATGGTCATTGACAATTTGGAATTAAGACTTTTGATTTTACTTACCTATTTTATCATTCCAGTAATTACCATTTCACATAAATATATGCACGAACGACATCATAAACGTCCAGTTCCTATATGGGTTGACTGTATATATTACATGGGTGGTTTTATTACTGAGGAAAAACATATCAAACATCACGAAAATGATGTGTATGATTGGGGATTATTGAATGGGTCTAGTGATTTTTTTTTAAATTTCATTATTAAAAGTTATTGTCAATGGAAAAATGTGTGTCCCATAGAATTAATGTCTGAAAATTATTCACAGTATGAAAAAAAATATCAAACCGATGTAGTAAAAATGCGGTTTATTGGTGACATAGAAGGACGAATCAAATGCAAACGGGATGGGCATCGTTTGCTTTTACTGGAAGGGAATCACTAACTAAAGGAACCTACGGTTCCTTTAAAACCTCCCTTTCGTAGAAGGTTTCTTTGGAATATTCTTGGTATATTGGTTGTATAGGTATCCCTATACAACCACTTAGAATCAATAATCATTACACTCATCGTTATTCATAACAACTGTGATTTGATTTTTTATGATGGGTGGAATAGTTAGATATGTTGTAATATCAAGTCGTAAGATTGTTTTTTCATTATACGTAATTTTACACCCTTGAACATTTAAAAATGGGACTATTTTGGTTCATAAATAATATTTTGGTTCACAAAAACATAATTATACATTGGTTGTTTATAATGTTTATTAGAATATTGAATCTCATAAATTGTGAGAAAATTGTTGACATATAAATAATAATAATTGGCTGTTATAGTTGATATAGATGGCATGTAGCAAATTTTACGCGGTATTTTGAGTAATAATTCATATCGTTTGTCCGATTTGGAAATTTGACCCATATATTTTCCGTTTCTGTGTTTTAGTGTCCCAATATAAGACAAAATATGATGAATAATATCTGTAGGTAAAGACAAAAATAACATTACTAATAGTGTATCTGCTACAAAATTTATATTATTTTTGTCCCATTTTAAATATTCAAGGGTGTAAATATATATTTAATGCTGCCCCCTGACCAGACATTTCCGGTGACCTATTCCCACAATTCCCGTAATTTTCCAATTCATTTTAATTGCAGTTTTGTTTATAGAATTTCCATAATGAAATCCCAAATTATTGACACTCAATTGACACAATAACATAAATAAGTCACTGTCGGTTTGGTTTCTGTATTGAAGGGTATACATTCGTTCATGGGTATACATTTCATCTTTTTTTATTTCAAGAGGATGTATAGGTGCAAAAAATGGAAGAATATTGATCATATGTACCGGTTTATCATTGATAAAAAACTCCATAATTACCCGGGTATCGGGTAATTCCGGTTCATGATGAATTTCATGGGAAAAAGACATTAATTTGTACATTTCGTGTATACTGTCGGTTTCACCCGACAAGGATTCCATCTTGTATGATTCCAGAGATACGTCGTACAACCAACGGTCAATAATCTCAAAACAACCTTGTCCATGTATCTTGGTAACGGTATCATTTTGTTGCATCAGGTAAAATATACTGATAATATAATAATATGAAATTTAGTACAAAATATATTCTTATGTTGTTTATTCTCTTGGTACTTTTAGGAATATTTTTACATTCACTCAATACTATGACAAAAAAACATGAAAAGGAAGAAAAAGAAGGATTCAATTCATTCAATACCGATGTGTTTAATTTACATAATGGTAATGAATTACCTCCCACATGTCCCAATTTATTAATTAACAAAGGAGATATATTGCTCCTATACAACACTTTGGCCATTGGTCCAGAAAATCAATTAATTCAAACATTTAAATCTATGGACGAATACCAGACATATGTTTCACAACAACAAAGTGAAGGTAAAAACTGTCCCTTGTTGTATTTGCGTCAAGAAGTAAATACACAAGGACAGGACGTATACCGGATGTATACTGAGGTAACCATGGGTCCAGGTGGTATGGGGGCTTCCGTACCGTTCACACCTTCAACTGCTGGGTTGATCCCTAGTCATATGATTCCTAGTCCTGAACCTGTACCTACCTTGTCCGAACCCTATATGCGTCCATCACCCGGTTCCCAAGAATTCGGACAACAAGGTCGTCCACCTATGCCTCCCCCCTTTCTAGAATCGGTACCTATTTGGGATTTACATCATCAACCACCACTTTATATTGAAGGTGGTATGCCCGCCTTGCCTATGGAAACACGTTCTAATGAAGTTGTGCATGCGATGGATGCTACGAAAGATACAGACCCTAAATTCAATCAAACTGGATTGAATAGTTTTGATCCGTATGGACTGTACGTGGGACGATTTACGGATGTAGACGTTTTACAAAAAAAAACGGCAGATACGGGTAATGGTTTGTCCGCAAATGCCGCTGACCCCAACTGGGGTGGTGTTACTTATACACAGGAACAAATTCAACGGGGGGAATTTGCCAACAGTCAAGTACAACGTGTTATTTATCCTCAGATGGGGTTCGTATAAATAAAGGAACCGTAGGTTCCTTTAAAA